CAGATCCGAGGTGCCTCGTGGCTCGCACCGGCCATGATCCATTTGCTCATGCTCAATCGTTACGAACGCGCAGAAATGGCGGCGGCTGAGGCATCTGCCAAAAAGATTGGATTCTACAAAACGCCCACGGGTGACTGGCTGGAAGAATCAGACGATGCGACTGATTTCGGACTGCCGAATGACATCGGCGGTATGGGCATGACTGAGTTACCAGCCGGCGTGGAAATGGGCCTGCTCGATCCGAATCACCCTGTAACTGCCTTCGGCGATTATGTTCGTGCGGTTCTGCGGGGGATCGCAACGGGGCTGGGTGTTTCTTATCACGCGCTATCCGGTGACCTGACATCAGTTTCTTTTTCCTCGATCCGCTCGGGAACCCTGGAAGAACGCGATCACTGGCGCACCATCCAGCAGTGGTTAATTCAACACCTCCACCGCCGCGTTTTCGATGCATGGATCACTGAATCGGTCGGGAACCTGGGTGTTAGCCCAACCGAATTGGGCCGATCCAATCTTGCGTCCTGGCAACCTCGCGGCTGGCAATGGGTCGATCCGCAAAAAGATATTAACGCGGCATTAACCGCACACGAGGCCGGTCTGATTTCGCTCTCTGATATCGCGGCGGCACAGGGCAGAGATCTGGAGTCGGTCTATGAACAGATTCAGAAAGACGCTGAACTCGCCAAACAATATGGATTAGTTACGGAGGCAGCAGATGCAACAGATTAAAACGGGAACATTACATCGATTTTTTGAAATTGATCGCGAGGCTGTTGACACAGATAGCCGCACGGTGAACTTGTCATTCTCAAGTGAACAGCCAGTCGAACGCAGTTTCGGTGTGGAAGTATTAGATCACTCCCCCGAATCGGTTCGAATGGATCGCCTGAGAACAGGCGCACCGTTGTTATTGAATCACGACTTGAACGATCAAATCGGCATCGTCGAAGGTGCCAACATCGAGAACGGGCGCGGGTTAGCCAGCGTCAGATTCTCAAAATCCGCACGGGGCGAGGAAGTTTACCAGGACATTCTCGACGGCATCCGGGGGAACGTGTCTGTGGGCTACCGCATTCACGAGATGACTCAGGACGCCGCAAACGATGACGTTTTTCGTGCGACCGATTGGGAGCCGTTAGAGGTTTCGATTGTGTCAGTGCCAGCAGATCAGTCTGTCGGCGTTGGGAGATCAGACGGAGACGGGGACCACATGACCAGAGTGATTCAACAAACAACTGAGGACATACAAATGGACGAAAACACTGTACAGCAGATCGATATCGAGGCTGTGAGAAATGAGGCACGAGACGCGGCGCTCGCCGAGGAACAGGGGCGGATTTCTGCGATCAACAGCATGGCAAAAGGCGCGCCGTATTTACGCGATATCGCTGATAAGGCACTGGAAACGGGAACACCTCTTGACGAGTTCCAGCGGAGTGCATTCGATGTGGTCAAAGACCAACTGAAACATAAAGTCACCGACATTCCAGACGCACCCATTCGGGCTGCAAATGATCTGACGTTTCGCGAGCAGAAATCATATTCTCTGTTCCGCGCAATCCAGGCCCAGGTTTCAGGGGACTGGAGCAACGCAGGTTTCGAGCGCGAACTTTCAGACGCAATCGGCGAGCGGGTCGGGCAATCGAATGGCGGATTCTATCTTCCGACCGACATGCCTTGGGGACAACGTGATCTGACCGTTGGCACGAATACCGCTGGGGGACACCTCGTCGGTACGGATCATTTCGGCAGTTCATTCATCGACTCTCTCCGCGCCCGTATGGTCACGATGAGTCTCGGTGCAAGATTGATGGCAAACCTGCGTGGAAATGTGGCGATTCCAGCCATGAACGCGGCAACCAGTGTCTATTGGGTCGCCGAAGGTGCTGCACCGACCGAAGGCGCACCGACTTTCCGGCAAGTAACACTCTCGCCGAAAAACGTGGCTGCATACGTTGATATCAGCCGGAACCTGATGATCCAGTCAGATCCGTCTGTTGAGGCCATTATCCGCGACGACATCACGATGGGCGTGGCACAGGCAATCGATACGGTTGCACTGAACGGCGGCGGATCGAACGAACCGTCTGGTGTTTTGCAAACCACGGGCATCGGCTCGGTCACTTTAGCCGACCAGTCTGGCGTGAAGATCCCGACTTGGGGCGAAGTCATCGACATCGAAACCGAAGTCAGTCAAGACAACGCTCTGGATGGATCGCTGGCATACGTCATGCCGCCTGCCGTTGCTGGAGGATGCAAACAGACTGCGAAAGATTCCGGGTCTGGCCTTTTCATCATGGACGGGAATTCCATTAACGGATATCCGGTTGCGGTCACTTCAAACTGTCCTGCCAACACGATCATTTTCGGCAACTGGTCTGACCTGATTATTGGTCAGTTCGGTGCGGTCGAAGTGTTGACGGAACGCAGCGCCAGCACTGGCATCTTGACTCTCGGCATCCACCTCGCGGTTGATGTAGGGGTTCGTCACGCTGAGTCATTCGCAAAAGGCGTGTAGTTAGTTGATTCGGACTGATTCTGCTCCCGGCCTCGTGTCGGGGGCAGTCTCCCAACCAGGAGAACGAATGAAAGTTTTAATCACTAGACAGACGGTCGCGGGTGGTTTTGATCTAAAAGTGGGCGAAACGGTGGAACTTTCCCACGAGGATGCCTCGCAATTAATCGCGATGCGGAAAGCGGTTCCAGCCGCCGAAGCTGCGCCGAAAGTCGAGAACCGCGAGGGTGCGGTTAAAAAGCGCAGGACCACGCGGAAAAAGTAAATGCCTCTAACCGAGGAAATATCTGAATTTTTTGATGTTGGGGATCACGCAACAGCGGTCACGTTTACGCCGTCAGGAGGCAGCGCGGTTACGGTCGACGCGATCTTCCAGAATGAATATCTCGGAATCGAAGGCGGAACCGTTGATGTTGAGGGTTCAAGTCCTGTCGTTTTCGTCAGATCCTCAGACGTTACAGGAGTCGCTCACAGCGATGCGTTCACAATCGATGGAACAGGATATTCAGTGGTGGGAATCCAGCCGGACGGAACCGGAGTGACGCAACTGATCCTCGCCAAAACCTGATGGCTCACCTGAGACAACAGATCAGGGAATACGTTGGCGGCACACTCGTCAGCGGACTGACCACGACCGGAACACGGGTCTATCAGTCACGGTTATACCCAATGGCAGACGATAATCTGCCCGGTTTGTTGGTTTACACCACAACCGAAGAATCGGAACCGGACGTCATGGGTTCCACGCGGAACATAGACCGCGCAATGAATTTAGTGATCGAGGGGTTTGCGAAAACGGCAACGAATCTCGATGACAAATTAGACACCATTGCCGACGAAGTTGAGACGGCAATGGCAGGTTCACCCACGATTAATTCGTTGGCTAAAAACTCATGGCTCGCGAGTACAGAGATCGCGCTGATGGGTGAGGGCGAAACGCCGGTTGGTGTCATCACCATGAATTATAGCGTGATTTATCGAACACGAGACAGTTCGCCAGACACGGCGGCATGAGAGGGGTTCCAATCATGAAACTGATCGAAATGAAATCACCCAACGGGGCGGATTTTGTCAGTGTTCACCCCTCGCGGATTCAGAGTTATGAGAACCGGGGCTGGATGCGGGTTGAACCAGTTTCCGTTGCAAAACCCAAACCCAAACCCAAACCGGAGGTGTAAATAATGGCTAGTCATACGGGGTCCGAGGGGATCGTAAAAATAGGCTCGGCAACGATGGCCGAGGTTCGTTCATGGAGTATCGAGGAAACAGCAGAAACGATTGAGAACACCGCGATGGGTGATGCCGCTCGCACTTATGCGCTCGGTCTAACCGGCTGGAGCGGATCAATGGACGTTTGGTGGGACGAAACCGACACTAGCGGCCAGGGTGCCTGCGATGTGGGTTCAAGTTTGACGTTCAATTTCTACCCAGAAGGCACAACGACCGGCGACACTTATTACACCGGCACGGGCCTCGTGACAGGTCACAGTCGCACAGCGAGTTTCGACGGGAATGTTGAGGCATCGATTAGCGTACAGGGAACAGGCGCACTGACTGAATCCACCGCATAGTGGGCAGCGTTCTCGACAATGCGAAAGCGCATTATCGGGCAAAATTGGGCGCAGAGCCGAGGCAACTGGAAGTTCCAGAATGGGAAACGACCGTTTATATCAAACCCGCGATTACTCTCGGGCAATTGGGCACGATTCTGGAGTTGACCAACAGCGGGAAAACCGCCGAGGCCATTGCACTGACTGCGATCTATCGATTGCTGGACGAGGATGGAAAACCCATTTTCAAGGCGGTCGAACGCAGTGAGTTAATGCGGTCTGTGGACCCGGATGTGCTGGCTCGGGTGGTTGGCGAGATTAACTCTGACGATGCGGATTATGAGGACATTCAAAAAAACTGACTAGCGACCGAGATCTCCAAAACTGCTATGTCCTAGCAGAGCATCTACATAAAACGGTCGCCGAAATCAGGTTGATGGACGTTCGTGAATTCATGGGTTGGTTGGCGTGGTTCGACATAAAGAAGCAGGGACATGGCAAGAAATAAAGTCAACATAGATTTAACCGCACGGGACAAAACCGGGCGCGCATTCAAACGAGTCGATTCACGACTCGCACGACTCAACAAATCATTAGGCGGTGTCCGCGCCCGGTTCGCGATGGTCGGCGCAGCACTGGGCGGCGGTCTTGCTGCTCGGAACATGTCCCGGTCGGTCGATCAGTTGCAGAAAATGGCACTTCGTCTCGGCACCACCACCGAGGCACTGTCGAAACTCAATCACGTTGCTGAACTCTCTGGGATCTCAACACAGACCATGAACATGGGGCTGCAACGTATGGTAAGACGCGTGGCAGAAGCAGCCGCTGGGACGGGTGAGGCGAAAAAAGCACTAGAGGAACTCGGCATTTCGGCCAAGGCGCTGAACAGTCTCGCAATCGATCAGCAGTTCATGATTATTGCCGAGGCACTGAACTCGCTCGAATCGAATTCCGACAAAGTTCGACTTGCAATGAAACTGTTCGACTCCGAGGGCGTATCGCTCATCCAAACAATGGGAGACGGGGCTGCGGGTGTCCAGAAAATGGCTAGTGAACTGGAAACACTCGGCGGCGTTGTCGGCACCAAACAGGCCAAGGCCATCGCCGACTCGAACGATGCCTGGACTCGTTTTAAAGCTGCTATTTCTGGTGTGGGGCTGTCGATTCAATCCTCCCTCACCCCTGCGATCACTGCACTGCTCGACCACCTCACTCTCGGAATTCCCAACGCGGCGCGGGCCGCTGGAGAACACCTGCTCCGATTCACCCACGTTGTTCTGCTCAATCTGAAAACCGCTCTCGATGCCGTGTCGAGTCTCGGATTCGGCCCATTCGTCAAAATGTCTTATGCCGCAAAAAAGGCATCGGAGGCACTGGGCAAGTCGCTGCACCATGTGGGGTTGGAACTGGTCAATCTGGAATCTGCGGCCAAGTCTGGCACCGAGTCGATCAACGAGGGCAACGAGATATTCGAGGCACTGACGCTACAGGCCCAGAATGCGGCCAACTCGGTCGCCAATTACACCGCGAATTCGGCCAAAGCAACGGTCGCGACAACTGAACTCGGAATGAAGGCCGTCCGGGTGTTTGACCGGGTACGGCAGACTTCGAGCCGAGCGGCCTCAACGGTTGAAAGCCAGATGACCACTGCGTTGATGAATGCGGGGCAGGGTTTTCTCGCATTCGGCGATCTGGCGATGGGCGTCCTGCGCGCAATTGCCGAGGAAATGATTCGGATGGCGATTGTGAAACCAATTGCCCAGGCAGCCGGGGCCGCAATCGGGCAGGCATTCGGACTCGGCGGTATGTTTGGGCCAAACACGGGTGGGTTTTCTCATTTCCGAAATGACGCCAGCAATACAGCACCACTTGCCCACGGCGGACCGGCGATGGCGGGGAAACCCTATCTGGTCGGCGAACGCGGCCCGGAACTGATGGTTCCAAATTCCAGTGGCACGGTAATCCCGAACAACGAACTCGGTGGGGCAACCAACGTGACGCTGAATATCACGACCGGGATTCAATCCACCGTCAGGGCTGAGATCATGCAAATGATGCCGATGATCGCAAATAACGTGAAACAAGCGGTGGCCGAAAGTCGGATGCGTGGCGGTCAGTTCAGTTCAGCGATGGGGGTTTAAATGGCAATCACCTATCCACTGACGCTCCCGAACACCACCTCGTTTCGATCCGCACGGCTGACGGCTCGCAGTGTTGTTGGGGTCACTCGATCCCCGTTTACCGGAGCGCAGCAGGTGCAGAAACACCAGGGCCAGTGGTGGGAGTTTGAAGCGACACTGGTGCCGATGGTTAGGGCTGATGCTGAGTCGTGGATTGCGTTTTTCATGTCTCTAAACGGCATGGAAGGCACTTTTTTGCTCGGCGACCCGCTCGGCGGGACGGCCCGAGGCGTTGCAACTGGAACCCCGCTGGTGAAAGGTGGAAGTCAGACCGGCAACAGTCTCATCACTGATGGTTGGACGGCGAGCCAGACCGGAATATTGAAGGCTGGCGACTATTTTCAACTGGGCAGTTCAGGCAGTTCCAAACTCTATAAAGTCTTAAACGATGCAAACTCGGACGGTTCCGGGGATGCCACGTTCGATATTTGGCCGCAGATCAACACAGCAGTCGCAGATAACGCGGTGTTGAAGGTCGCCTCATCTCGCGGCCTGTTCCGACTCGCAACGAACGAAATGCCGTTTGATCTAAAACTGGCCCAGCACTATGGCCTGGGTTTCTCGGCTGTGGGGGTGATCTAGTGGCTCGCAATCTCACCACCGCATTTGATACCGCAATCCAGCAGGGGACGATCCACCCCATTGTTTTCGTCAAGATCAACACATCGGGCGGTGATGTCAGAGTGTGGACCGGGATCGGAGACAGAATATTCGATTCTGAAACCTACATCGGCACCGGGACACTGGGCGCGATCTCAACCGTGTCCGAGGCCACCGACCTCTCTGCGCGTGGGGTGTCTTTTTCGCTTTCAGGAATTCCGTCCGATCTGTTATCCACCGCGCTCGGGCAAATCGAGCATGGTCGATTGTGTCAGATGTGGCTCGGGTTGCTGGACACCTCAACCGGCGCACTGGTCGCCGATCCATACGAATTATTCGCAGGGTTTTCAGACGTAACCGCAATCACCGAACAGGCCGAAACTAGCACGATTTCAATCCAGGCCGAGAACCGGCTGATTGACCTCGAACGTCCACGAATCAGGCGCTATACCTCAGAGGACCAGAAGTCAGACGCGGCCAACTCCACCGATCTCGGGTTCGAGTTCGTTCCGGGCCTGCAAGACAAAGTAATTTCTTTCGGGAAGTCAGGATGATGACTCGATTTGACGATTGGGAGATGCGGCTGGATACGTTCATTCAGAAGCGCATGAAAACGCCGTTTAGATGGGGTTCTCATGATTGTGCGATATTTGCCTACGATGCGGTCCTCATGATGACGGGTATCGATATTGCTGAACGGTTTCGGGGGAAATATTCGAACAAATCCGAGGCAGACCAAGAGATGATCGGGATTGCTGGGGGTGGACTTGAGGAAATGGTTGAATTTTTCGCCGCAACCCATGCTATGACTGAGATCGAACGACCGTTTGCAAGTCGCGGTGATTTGGCTCTCAGTCATGTCCAGACCGCCATCGGCCTCGACTTGCCGTCACTCGGCATCGTCGGAATGTCGAACCTGATTTGTGCGGCAGGATTGTTTGAACTCCAGCATTTTGAAATCGACAAGGGTGAACGGTTTTGGCGACTCTAGCGCGCAAAACATGGCCCATCGTTACCGGCTGCGACCGCGTGAGTGCGGGTTGTGATTCCTGTCCAAGCTGGACGCATTACCTGGATGAAGATCTAGATTATTCGGCAACTCCGCAAATGCAATTTCTGACATTACCCGTCACCGACCGATTCTCAAAAATATATTGTGTGGCGTTTGGGTCGGACCTGTTCCACGAAGTGGTGTCTGTCGCGGATCTGAGGGCGATATTCGAGGTGATGAAAAACTCGACCCACCATCTGTTTGAACTAGTGACGAAGCGAATCGAGAGAGCGCATCGACTCAAACTCAACTGGCCGGACAATGTTCTGCTGGGTGTTGTGATCGAGTCTGCTGACTACGTTTCACGCCTCGATTATCTGCGAGAAATCCCAGCCCGGTTCAAGTTCCTCTCGGCGGCTCCATTGCTCGGGCCGCTCGGCGATATCGATCTGACCGGCATCGACCAAGTTGGCGCAGTTCAGGAAACCTGGGGACTCAAACGCCCCTGTAAACAGCAGTGGATCGATGATTTGCGCGAGCAATGCGAACGCCAGGGTGCCGAGTTCGTGACTGATGCCTATGGCTGGAGGGTCCACTAATGCCGGGGGTTGTTGCGGCGGTAATGGGTGGGCTCGCCATGAAAGCCGTAGCGGTTGGACTTGCGAAGTTTGCTATATCAGCAGGGTTGAAATTAGCAATTGGCTACGCCATCGGAGCAGCAGTTGCGGTGGGTGTTAGTTATGGAATTTCCGCTGCATTCGGCCTGAACAAAGGCCCAAAAATACCCGATTTCGGTGGTTCAGCCGCACTCAATCGAAACGCCAACCGAACAATTTCGGTCAACCAGCCCATTGCCGCGCATCGCATCATCTACGGGAAAACGCGAGTGGGCGGAATCATCACTTTCATGCACACGACCGATGATGATTCCAAACTGCACCAACTGATTACGATTGCAGGGCATGAGGTCAACAGTGTCGATCAGTATTGGATCGGCGACGAGGTTGCAACTCTCTCAGGGAACACCGTCAGCAATACGAAGTTCGACGGGTTCATTGATCTGTATACCGGCACCGGCTCGACAGCGGGTGATTCCTCGATGCACTCCGCTCTGCAAACGAATACCTCGTCCAAATGGACAACCAGTCATTTACAGACGGGCCGCGCCAAAATCTATATCCGGTTCACCCACGACCAGGACGCATTCGCTGGAGGTTTGCCCAACATCACTGCGAGAGTCGAGGGGCGCAAAGTTTACGACCCGCGAGATTCAACGACCGCATACAGCAACAATGCGGCACTCTGTATTCGGGATTATTTGACCAACACCGAATTCGGACTCGGCGAACCTGCGGCCCGGATCAATGACGCGGCGTTTCAGACTGCGGCCAATATCTGCGACGAGAATGTTTCGCTTTCCGCTGGTGGGACTGAGAATCGATACGAGTGCAACGGCATTTTCGATACGACTCAGACACCGAAAGAAATTATCGGGCAGTTATTGTCCTCGTGTGCGGGTCGGCTGACGTATCAAGGCGGTCAATGGACGCTATACGCCGGGGCATATGTTGCGCCGACGATCACTCTCGATGAATCGGATCTGGAGGGTGGTCTGGTCATCACCACCCAGGTTGGTCGCCGCAACTTGTTCAATCTCGCTCGCGGGGTCTATGTCGAACCCGGCAATCTCTACCAGCCGACCGATGCGCCGGTCATTAAAAACGCGACTTATCTGGCAGAGGACCAGGGCGAAACCATTGCACGGGATTTCGACTGGGGATTTACGACCTCATCGGCAATGGCTCAACGCCTCGCCAAAATCGAGTTAGAGAAAGTCCGGCAACAGATCACCGTTCAAATGCCGGTCACTCTCAAAAACGGAATGCGGCTACAGGCAGGCGATACGGTTGGGGTCACCAATACCCGCATGGGCTGGACCTCGAAACCGTTCCTGATCGAGGAATGGTCATTTGCACAGCGCGGCACACAGGACGAACCGACTCTCGGGGTTGATCTGGTTTTGAGGGAAACGGCATCGACGGTCTATAGCTGGAGTTCGGGTGAGGAAACCGAGGTTGATCCGGCACCGGATACCGATCTGCCGGACCCGTTCACCGTCTCCCAGCCGGTCGATATCCAGGTTACCGAGGAACTGTATTACACCTCGACCAGTTCCGGGGTCAAAGTCCGGGCGTTGTTGTCATGGACTAACCAGGAAACGTACAGCAACGAATTCGAAGTCTGGTACAAAGCATCGGCGGATTCTGATTATATATTCTCATCGGTCACCAAAACCGCCAGCGCAGGCGTTGATGATCTGGCGGCGGGTGATTACGATTTTAGGGTTAGAACGATCAACGTCCTGGGTGTTAGGTCATCATGGTCCTATGAACTGAATGTAACGCTGGCCGGACTGACTACACCACCGAACGACCTCACTGGGTTCTCGGTTCGCGCACTCGACGGGTCGGCCTATCTCTCATGGGATGCGGTCACTGATCTCGACGTAATCCACGGCGGCTATATCAGAATTCGGCACTCGGGCCTGATCTCGGGTGCAACCTGGAACTCAGGCGTTGATATCGGCAAGAAACTGGGCGGCGGCGTGACGGATGTGGTTCTGCCACTGATAACCGGCACCTATCTCGCCAAAGCGGTCGATTCCACCGACAATTTCTCGACTAATTCAGTCGCCAGCATTACCACGGTTAAGAACGTCACATTATTCAACGCAGTCACCAGCCAACAGGAACACGGCGCATTTCCCGGCACCAAAAACGATATGGTCGTGTCTGGGGCCGTCTTGAGGCTCGATGGTGCGCCGAATCTGGTGCTGACCGAGGCCAGTGACAATCTCATCACCGAGGCAGGCGAGCAGTTTGAAACCGAGGTTGCACAAACTGGGCTGGTCGAAACGTATGGCACCTATGATTTCAACAACGTCATCGATCTGGGCCAAGTTTTCACCAGCCGGGTTTATAGCGAGTTCGAGGTATCGAGTTTCGTGGTCGGGGATCTGATCGATAACCGGGTCAACAATATCGATGACTGGGCGAACTTCGACGGGGAGCCGTCTGATAAGGCCACCGCTACGCTCCAGGTAAGAACCACAGACGATGATCCCGCTGGAACGCCCACATGGACCGCATGGCAGACGTTGCTGGTGGGGGACTATAAGGCACGGGCGTTGGATTTCCGTGTAGTCGCGGAGTCTACAGACAGTCAGTACAACATCGACATATCGAAACTCAAGGCCGTGGTCGATATGCCCGACCGTGTTGAGCGAGGCCACGACATTCAGTCAGGGGCCGGATCGAAAACGATCACCTATGCAAATTCCTATTACGCAACGCCCACCGTGGGGATCACGGCGAATGATTTATATAACGGACACTTCGCAATCACCAGCTCCAGCGGCACGGGTTTCACGGTTACTTTCTACTTGGGGTCAGGCACCGGAACCCCCGTCGATACAACATTCAACTATCAAGCGATAGGTTATTAGATGAGCCAATCCACAGATTATTCAATTGCCAACGCCACCGGATCAGCCGTTCGCGCCGATCTAAATTCGGTATTCGGGGCAGTCGCAACGAACAACTCGGGGGCAACCGCACCCAGCACGATGTACAGCTACATGTGGTGGGCAGACACGACCGCAAACAAACTCAAAATGCGGAACGGTTCGAACTCGGCATGGATCGAAATCGGCACTCTGGATACGGCCAACCTGGACATTCTCGCGGGGAAATTCCCGAACGTCTCGGGAACGGTCACGCTGACCCACACCGAACTCAATAATGTAGACAAGTTCGCCAGCGGCACAAAACTGGTTTTCTATCAGGCCAGCGCACCGGCTGGCTGGTCCCAGGACACCTCGAACAACGACAAGGCTCTGCGAGTGGTTTCTGGGTCAGGCGGTGGGACCGGCGGATCAATGGCATTCAGTTCGGCATTCACCCACACACATGCCGATGATTTTGCATCCGCATCCGTCACGCTGACCACCTCGCAGATGCCAAGTCATACACATGCAGTTGAATTATTTGATGGGAATCTTAGTGGTAATCAAGATGTTCCTAGAAATTCATCTGCTGTTCCTTCATCTGTTGATGCAACTGATTTAACGCAAGCAACAGGCGGCGGCGGAAGCCACACGCACACGCTCTCCGGCTCAGTGACGAGCGCGACCATTGCGCCCCATTACATCGACGTTATCGTCTGTTCGAAAACCTAATGGAAACTGAAATTACCTGCCCACTGGGTAGCAAATGCGAAGAAATACGAGACAACAAGTTGTTCAGATGCGCATGGTTTACCCATCTGGTGGGAAAAGACCCTCAGTCGGAATCGCAGATCGATGAATGGAAATGCGCGATGCAATTCATGCCTCTGCTCCAGGTCGAAATGAGCCAG